AGAGCAATCGGTGCAACAATTAAATATCTAAAACAACTTCAGCCAAGTGAATCGTAACCAGTATGTCTCGCATAGCTAACGTGTTTGAAAACTTCACCAAAAATGAGAACAGAGAGCTAGCTCCTGCAGTTAAAAAAACCGACAAAGACAACAGGCTTGCTTTGAGCAGGAAAGTGACAAGCAAAGATGTCACTGATGCCATGAAGAAAAAAGCTTCAACATTCAATGGCAACCAGTACATCTCATCTTCAGATGCCACGGTCTTGGGGTCCTATGAAGGCGGTTCCTCCATAGAGAACAGCTCAGATGACATCTTATCCAGACTCATTGTGGAAAAAAGTACCCATTTGAGCAACTGGAAAGATGATTCTCTTGTTGGTAATGGTGAGGAAAAAGTAAGTTGCACAATAAATATTATCCCAACCTGGGATAGCAAAAGAAAGTACATGCATATATCAAGGCTTATTGTGTGGGTTGTACCCACAATACCAGATTCTCAAGGGTTTGTAAAAGCAACAATCATCGACCAGAACAAACTGACTCCCAAAGAGAGGCTGATCATTGGCAAACAGGGAACGCTTGCAAACCCTCTTTGCTTTGTTTTCCATCTAAACTGGTCCTTCAACAAGGACAGAAATGTACCAAAAAGGTGCATGCAGCTAAACCTGACAAGTAATGAAAAATATGCCAAAGGAGTCTCCTTTGCATCAGTCATGTATTCTTGGGTCAAGAACTTCTGCGATACTGCTATAGCTTCTGATAGCAACACATGTGATGTGATACCCATAAATAGGGCTAAAGCCATCAAATCTGCTGCTTTAATTGAAGCATGCAAGCTTATGATCCCCAAGGGGACCACAGGGAAGGCAATAAAGAACCAGATAGTGTCTCTCCAAAAAATTGCTGAGAAAGTAGCCTTAGAGGATGATGCTGATGAGGTCACAGAAGTTTTAGAAATAGAAATAGATGATCCTAATGATCAATTTTAAAAAGGCTCGCAATGCTTTTAATTTTCTTTTCTTGTCATTTAAGCTTTATCGCAAAATAAACAAAAAAGAAAACAACAAAAAAAGAGGAAAAGAAAATAAAATAAAAGAAAAAGAGAAAAGAAAAGAAAAGAAAAGAAAAAGAAAAAATGTATATAAATAAGGCCAAGGCCAACTTTGGCCTTTTGGGGCTCTTTTTGGATTTTGTTTGTTTTATTTATTTTTATTTCATTTTGTTTGTTTTTTATTTGTCTCCTTTAGCTTGTTTAAAATTCTAGAGGAAATTCAAATGTCTTCGGTGGACTTTTTCTCCTACGTTCTCCATCTCTCTTTGACATTTTCAAGAGAGATTGACTGACTTCTTCTAGATCAAACTCTATCTTCTTATTCCTTTTTTCTTTGTAATAGCTAAAAGACAAACTATAGATATAACTAATGATATAAATACCTACACAAATAGCTATGATCACTAAAATCACTCTAACAATGTCAAAGAAATTGCCAAAAAATGAAGCAACCCAGTTGAATGGTGCTTTTATCCAGTCCCACAATGTTGCAAGTCCTGTGTCAGAATGATGTATGTTCTCATCATGTGCACTTTTGTCGTCATAATTGATTATAGTATCTTGTTCCACAACATCCACTTGGTCAATCTTCAACTCGATGGAAAGTTCATCGTCATCTTCTGCAACCATCTTAATGTTTTTATCTTTTATGCTTTCTGAACAATATGCTTTTATCTTCTTTTTGTTTGGACCAATATAACTTCCCAATTGGTCTGATTTGAAAGAGCAACCTTCTATTTCCAACCGAGAAGAGAACGTGGTATCGGAAGTGTATTCTAAATCGCATTCTAGACCCATGGCACATTTGAAACAACCAGAGCAATTAACTTTAGTTTCACTGATTGCTGGCTTGCTGGGTGGTTTTTTGAACATTTCTTTTGGCATGTCAACAACTACCTTCAATTTCCCAACAAGGAAATCTTTTGTCATGTATAACTTGTTCTCACTCTCACTAAGGACAGCAAAATCTCTGGACTGGGTTAATGCATATATCATGTTGTAACTGAACAGTCCGCATTGTCTAATATTGACAGATTTAGCTCCAACTGCAGAACAACTCCAAGAAAATTGGTCTCGAGATAAAGTAGCTGGAACTGCCAGTGGTTTACCATCAATGTTTATTTGAGGGTGTCCAAAAGCACTTGAAGAGAAATCTCCCAAATCAGATATACTTCCTGTCAGCACCTTCTGTTGCTTATTCACAGCAAACAATTTGTCAGTACTCATGTAGTCATTATGAAGATCAACAGTCATATCCAACTGATAGTAATCTGTCTGTATCGGGACCTTGTCTGTGTGTTTTCTACAATCATACCCATTAACAGATTTAATGCATATTTCTGCAGCAACATGGCTTTGAACAACTTGATAAACATTGACTAAAGTACTAAGATCAAAAACATTTGTACAATGACCACAAATAGCTCCTTCATCTATTGCAAGGCAGCCCAGTTCTTCACAACCCCACCAGGATGTTGGTTGAACACAGAAATCATGTCTTCCAGTAAGAGGTTTTTGCGTCTTACAATCCTCACAAGTACCTGTGCATGTTGAGAGAAAATCAGTTACTGTGGTTTCAACTTTAGCTGTAGAATATTTGTACTTAATATCATAGTCTACACCTACGTTTTTTACATAAATTATGAACTCCATAGGTACATGAGAACTATCATCATTCAACAAAAAGACAGATCCTGTTTCTTTCTTTATATCCATCTCTATCAAGTATCTATACTTTCCATCAACTTCTGTTGAGAATACCAAAGATTGTCTAGGCATTAGATTTGATGGAGGAACATCATCCACTTTCAGGTTTTTGAAATACAGCAAATCTTTTGAAACTTTTGATTCCAAATTCCTGACTTCAGATTGATTGTCAACAAATCCTTTCCTAAGCCTGTTAGCTATTTTCAAAACAGTCAAATTGCCAGAATATTCTATTCCTCTGTAATTGCTACTGTACTTCACTGTAGGTATTTTCTCTAATGTTGTCAAAGCATTACAACCGTTTCTGCATGCAAATAGATTTTTCGCTTGATTAGAACTGGTCAAACATGCGGAAGATGACAAAACACAATCATTCTTTGTTGTAGCTCTAGATATCGGAGTACCTCCTCTGTAAACAGTTTCTGTTATCAAGTCCCCAATTGAACAATCACATGTGTCAATAGCATTTCTCGATGAACCGTCCTTGTCAGTAGTCAATCTCTCTAAGTCTTTGCTGTAATAACATCTTTCAACACAAACATTCTTCTGCATGGATAATGCCATACTGGATGGTATATAAGAAATCAACACAGCAGCTATTAACATTTTTGTCAAGAAAACAAGAAATTCAGAACTGATTTTTGTGTTAACAGTAAACTGAAAGTGGTCAATCAAAGACAAACTTCTCCATTCTTGTGTATCTTTCGAGAAAAGGTAACATTCTTTTGCATGCTCTTTAGATGGCTCACATTGATTGCAAACACATAATTTAGAACAAGTGTGTGTAAGAAATGAAAGGTTTCCGCAAACTTTACACCTGAAAGGAAAATACACCCAAAAGTAATTGATCAAAACAAGGATTGGATAAGTCAGAATTCCTATTATATCATACCACACCATAAAAGCATTTTTAGTCTTCCAAAGCAACCATGTGACTGGGAAAGCTATTACCAAAAGGGTAAAGATCCATTTGAAGAATGAAAAATTGGCACAAAAGAAGATTTTCTTTGGTTCATCTGCATACTTGGAAACACAATTCCTTACAGGAACATCTACTTTGCTTATCAAACTGGATTTGTCCCCACAAAGAAAGAAATGGTTTCCATCGAGTTCACTATTTTTAAAATAAACAGACCTATCTCCAGAAGCTGTTTGAAGATCTGCAGCTTGAGAATCTCTCACATCTTTCACAGCAAAACCTATATTTTCTGCCGTTTTTATCTTGATCATGTAAGGTGACGACATTGAAACTTTAGTTATGACACAATCACCTGAGAGCCTAACAGAAAGTCTAGAGATTGTGGCATTCACCATGCCTGCATTTGGATCAATAGGAACCGGATCGTTTGATGAATCCACAAAAAAGAATTTAGACCCTACCTCCAAAACTCTTTTGTTTTCCAATTTCAGAACAGGAACTACAGGTACTTTAAGAAAGTCTCTCCTCTTTATGTCAGAATCAAACAAACACATGTCAAATATCTTTTCAGAATCAGTTATGCAAGCCAAAACATACCTCAAATTCCTGATCTGGTAATGAGCATTGAAATCACTAACGCTTTTTATAATACATTGAGATTTATCAAAGCCCTCGCAAGAGAAATTAAAATTGCCTCTTGGGCCCAAAACGGGTGAGCTAGATGTGGTAACTTCTCTGGGACTTCTTCCCGAAGTCTTTGATTCCAAAGACGGGTGAGCACCAGATGTTGCAACCATACCTGTATCTTTGATTGAATCTTCTAGGAGATCTTCTGGATCGTCAATTTTGTATCTATCTTTAAGCCTCTTCAGTTCCACCTTGGTGTCTTCATGATCTTCTGCATGATTCATAAGAAACACTTCTGTTATAGTAAACATCAGGTACACACCAAGACAGTAGAGTAGTAGATAGTGTCGATTCATCTTAGGCTGCTTGTTTGGGGAAAGTTTTTAATTATTGCACCGATTGCTCT